GTTATCGTCGGTGGCCGCCGCTTTGATCCCGCCGTCCCAGCGGTCCAGTGCGGACGGTAATGTTTCACAGGTAACGCGCGCGCAGGGGCGACCTGCCGGTGCTACCGGAAGTTGTTTTTTGCTCATCAGGAAAGTGCTCCTAAGCGGCCTGTTTCAGCGGAGATTGTTCAAAGGAAATATCAGGGAATACGTGGTTATGAAGCTCTCGAAGGGCCAAGGCCTGAACAGCAGGGTTGCTGCTTTCGAGATTTTTCAGTTGTGTCAGGTTGAGCTGAACGGTGTAAATATCACCGCCCTCAATTGGCGGCATATTCTCAAGGCGGCGCACGTCATTGCGGGACATCCACCCATTCTGGAGCGCGCTGGTATAGTATGCCGCGCGACCTGCGCTGTCGGCGCGCAGGAGTCCTTCTACAGAGAACTCCGCGAACACCTCATCATCACTGTCGAGCAAGCACCGGCCAATTTCCTGCTCAATATTCACCAGCAGCGGTCGAAGAGTATGAGTCAGGAAAAGGAGGTTCATTCCTTCCAGGCTGGATGCCCAGCTACTCTGCTTTGTCGTATGCCCTACCATATAAGGCGGAACCCGGAACCAGCGGCAAATCTCTTCAATACTGAAGGATCGGCTTTCAAGAAGCTGCGCCGCCTCCGGGTTCATCGTGACATTCTGGTAAGTCAGTTTGTTTTCCAGCACCATCAGTTTTCCGGCGTTTTTTGAGCCGATAAATGACTGAAGATTCTGACGCAGGCGATCGCGCTGTTCTTTCGTTAGCGCATTTTCAGAGGACAGGAAACCAGTACTCTGTAGCCCGTTTTCAAATATTTTAGCAGCCGCTTCATCAACAGACATTGCCGCGCCGAAAACGTCAACACCAGCCATGGTTGGCATCATGCCACACACTCCGTCGAGACCAAACCCGCGGATGTGCATCATATTTTTTACGGGAATAATACGTTCCGTTCCGTCCTCAGTGTATTTGTATTGCAAAGTACCCTCAGTAAGTCGCTTCACTACCATATTTTGTGGCAGTAAAGGCACCAGAGAAACCAGGCGATTTGCGATGAATTTCTTTTCAATAAAGGCATTCCCGCGTAGACAAATACTGGCGACAACCATCAGCATAAAACGGGATGGTGTCATTTCTGAGTTAGGCCGACGGCACAGAACCGAATAGGCAGGATGGTCGGTCGCAGCCTTTCGTGAACCATCAGGCTGGCGCACATATATCTTCAACGGGAGTGTCGAAATCGACTCGCTCAACAGCCTGACGCATGCCCAAACAGCAGAAAGTTTGATCGCTTTATCAGTAGTTACAGTCTTTCCGCTGCTACTGGTGCCGTACCATTCTCTCCAGAACTCTCCTGTCGTAAGACTGATTGGCACGCCGAGCCAGTTTAATAGGGCGCTTTTCACTCGCCCTGGTTGCTTGTTCTTAGCCATCAGATACCCACTATGATCGGTTCATCAAAAAATCCATCAACATCACCTTCATCTTCCATATCCCCTTCGGATGCGCCTATCGCAATGGCAGATGCCACCACACCATCAATGCGGCCGGTACTTTTTTTCTTGGCAAAGATACGGTTTTCCTTCTGGTCCGCCTCAGTCACGGCGGATGCTGCATTCCAGCGCAGGCAGGGGTTTGTTTTTATGATGATGTCGCCGTCGTCAAGCCGCTGCTCGAAAAGCTCGATAGAATGCGGCATCCACAACCCTGACTCCTGGGCTTTGTAATATCCCTGACCGTGGGGGATTAAAGGGACAGATACACCGGCCTCCTCGAGCTCAGGTTCAAGGTACTTAATGCGGTACTGGTCAAAGGCGATCGCTTTGATAAAAAACATCTGGGAAAGATCGGCTATACGCTCGGCAACAAATCCATACTTCACCGCTTTGCCTGGCGTGGTGTGGATGTACCCGTCGCGCTCCCATGCGTCATAAGGCACCCTGTCCGTTTTTGCACGATCCAAAAGTGTGTCTTTTGGGGTCCAGAACTCCACCAGCAGCTTTCTTTTTTTCGGGAAAAACAGCGCAAGGGCGGTAAGGTCCCTGCTTCCGGAAAGATCAAGGCCACCGAAGCATTCTTCACCTTGCAGCTCATGGAGATCGAAATCCTCTTCGCACCCCATCCACACATCGCTGCTCATCCATGGGTTATCAGCATCAACCCACTGGCAGAAGTTGAGGCGGCGAACGATGCTCTCTTTCGACGGCATACCGCGCGCCTGGGTTACCTGTTCCCTCAAATAACGGTCTGTGAAAGTGTGACCAAGCGACGGGTTTGCTTTCTTCCAGCAGGACTCGTCCTTGAACGGGTCCTCACCTTCATCAAGCGAACAGATGAATGAAAAGAAACTGTCATCCTCAATAGAGCCTTCAGCAACTTTTCGCCCGTATTCGTGATAGTCATAACAGACGCTGGTTTTGTCGTGGCCGCTGTTAGTGATCATGAAAATCAACGCCTGGCGACGGCCTTTTGTGCCAGCGCGCATCATTTCTACGACCTGATTGTTTTTGTGCTCGTGGATCTCGTCAATCAGAGCACAATGCGGGCGCGGTCCAGACTGCCCGTCGTCAGAGCTGATGGGCCTGAAGAAGGATCCAGTCTGAAGAAAAGCCAGATTCCACTCTTTACCGGCACCACCAGATTTATTGATCCGCTGCGCCAGCGCCGGTGACTGGTCCACCATCGCCACCGCATCACGAAACAGGATCATGGCCTGGTCTTTTTTAGTGGCCGCGGCATACACTTCAGCGCGAGGCTCTTTGTCTGCCACCAGGCAGTAAAGCGCTATTCCCGCTGCCAGCGGTGACTTTCCGGAACCTTTACCGGATTCGACGTACACCATTCGAAATCGACGATAGTCATCCGAGTTTTTCCAGCCAAATATCGAACCCACGATAAAACATTGCCACGGCAGCAGATTGAAGGGCTTTCCCTCATGCTCCCCACCATTTAGCTTCAGCACTTTGGCGAAAAAGTCGATGGCGCGCTGCGCAGCTGCAGGATCCCACACCAGCCCGCGCGCGTGACAGGATTCCAAATCTTTGAGGTGACGTTTACAGGAATTTCGGATATCTGGTCCGGCAATTTCCTTACCGGAATCCACATCCATCGCGTATCGCGTTGCGGGATCAACCGAAGAACTGGTTGAGCGGGTCTTCTTCTTTTTCTCCACCATCAACTTTCACCTTCGTTCTGGCGGCCGGAGTGAGACCGAATTCAACCAGGTAGCTTTTAAAACGGCGATCGGCATCTGCCAGCATAGCGACAGCCGGGTTCGCTTTGATAAGAAATCCGCCTTCTGTCTGCACGGTGTACGTTCGCCCCTCATCGGCGATTGTCAGGCGCAGCTGCAGAATGTCGGCGTAAATATCACAGAGACGCTCGAGCGCCAGCGTATCGGCAATGGTCAAAATCCCCATACCGTCCAGCAGCACGGTTAACTTTCCCCAGGCCACCTTCCCCCAGTCAGTGAGGTGCTCAGGAGGGCTTGGGATTTCTCGCGCGGGAGTGGGTTCTTTGTCGTTGAGTTTTCGTTTGCCCGGGTTGCCGGTTACCACTTTCAGGTGGGTCGGTTTCGGGCGTCGTCCTGCCATCGGAACCTCCCTGAAAAAAACTTTTCATTTCGCGGTTGTGCACAAAAAGCACGAGCGGCGGTCATTTGCGGTAGGGGGGTTGAACTTTTACCCCGCCCCTTCCCCCTCAGCTAGCTGGTCAGGTGAGAATAGTTATCTCTTAAACCAGTGTGACTCAGGGTCGAGGGGAATGCCGCTCTCGTCACAGCCTATGATGGAACCCTTGCGCTCCATCCTCTGCTTTGTTGAGTCATGGTGCTGCTTACACAGTCCCTGCCAGTTACTACGGCTCCAGAAGAGCTTCTGTGCTTTGCTTATGGCAGTCGCATCACCAGAACGAAGTGCATCTTTCAATTTGTGAGGGGTTATGTGGTCAACCACGGTTGCAGCTGCCACCCTTCCCTGCTCCTGACACATAACACAAAGTGGGTGGGAATTAAGAAAGGCAAGACGCTCTCTGTTCCATTTGCTGCCGTAGATGCGTGGATCTTTATTCACGCCAACCTCCATGCTCTGCGTCGCTCTGTTCGTGGCGCTGAGTCAGGGTGACGTTCGACTGATTCAAAGTCTGCATGGTCCACCAGCGAATAACATGGATAGACCACAGCACCGCCGTATGCATCACCCACGGCATAATCAGCGGGCTTCCTGATATCCCATTGAGCCAACACGCGGTTGATATGTTGCGGTGGTAAGCTGTAGCACACACCATGTATAAGGCGCGACAGCGTGATGTAATCAGCACGAATCTTATCAGCCACGATTAGCCGCTCAGCAATCTGCATCTGATACTGCGGCGGTCGGCCGGTACCGAGATAAAAGCTCAGCATGTCTTCAGGGAAACGCACCAGCCAGTCAGTTACCTTATCGGTGAAACCCTGCACAGGAAGCGCGTCGTCTTCCAGCACAACTACCCGGCAAGGTTGCTCTGCAGCCCATTCAATAGCGCGTCGGTGATTCCAGTTTGCGCCGTGATGACCATCATCAACCAGTAAGTGAGCATCCAGCAACGCAGCAAGCCGTTGCGCTTGCCCTAAGCGGATGTGATGGCCGACCACCACAAACTTTATGTCTTCAGCCACCAGCAAATCTCCATAAAAAAGCCGCACGATGGCGGCTACTGTCTGTATATGAGGGTGTTGCTTCGCTTTAACCCTGGTTAAGGTAAGCATTCAGCCCGTCAGTGGTGGGACACTGGCGCACTAAGCGCAGAGGGATGGCTGATTACCTCTGGATAAGGAAAAAAGAATGGGAAAGTTTTCTATCACTTCGATTCGCGACATTGACTGGCAATCAGACCCTTCTCGGCCGGGTAATTGCAACATCACTGTTGGCCTGAATACTCCGGCGGGATACACCTCAATATCTTTTGACCCAGGAAGCATTGATATCAAGAAGTCAACAATCGAGGACCTGGAAAAACTCGCTATCGAGGAGTATCAGAAGAGAATGAATTAACTGTGTCTAAATAGGCGCTGAATTCATTAATCCGGTTTCGAAGTAAATTTTCAAAGTGGGTAATATGAGCATCTTTCTCGCTTACCTGCTTTTTCAATAACGCAACAGCTTCTTCCAGTGTCGCAACTCGTCGTTCAAGGGTCATAACATCTTCCTCTCATTTATGTTTCCACCAGGCGCACTCTGTGCCGATGCCATCAGTTTTAAACACGGTATGTACCTGAGGGCCGGTGACCAGCCTGTCAGCGAATGACTGCGCGACAATACCGAACGCCAGCATGTCACCCACCGCGGCGCCAGCCTGTTCTTTCTTCCAGAAACGATAACTCTCGATCCGGTAGTAAAGGCGAATAATGCCGTGAGCGAACGCCATCACATCAGCGCGGGTGCCACCCAGCAGACCAGCGTTAAGCATCACATCGCCGCGGTGCGTTTCAATGAACTCCTGATAGATACGCTCTGGATGATTCTGCTTTGCCCAGGTGTCGGCGTAGGTCTTCGGTTCAGAACCGACATACACCTTCCCGGGTTCCATTTCATCCCATGGCGCGCGAAGCATTTCGACATCGGTACCATCGGTACACCAGACGAACCGGTATTCAGGGTGATCGCGCAGGTGCTGCCAGATGTGAAGCCAGCGCCGGAAGTAGACATTCATCTTCACGTCGGGGACGCGGTACAGCTCAACGTCTGCCGGTGCCGTATGCAGCTCATCCACCAGCACAATACGGCTACAATTCCGAAGTGATGAGGCCCATTTAGCCAGCATGTCAGGCGAGGCAGCCATTTTCGTACCGCGCTGCGGGTCTGGCTGGCTGGTAAGCAACGTTGTGATTACCACGTCGCGCTGAGATCGATACTCGGCATAGCCTGTATACCCTGAATCCCGGCGCTGCCCATAAATCACAGCGTTCTTCTTATCTAACGCTTCACGTTCAGGCCTCGGTATACTGCGAGCGCCTTCTTCGTACTCATCCATTGAGTGAATCAGCTTTTCAGAGCCAATTACATCAGCGAACGCCCACGACGTTAAACCAGCGTTGTGAATACGAAGCGCCAGATCGGGATGCTCGTACATGCCGCGACCGTATACCGGATCGAATCCCCCAACCTTCTCGATGGCGCTGCGGTGGTAGTAAAGCATCACGCCGCGCTGCCCGGTGTAAGCAACATGCTTATCATCGCGGTACAGCTCCGCCATGTCGTGCAGCTTATTGCGCCCGGCCAGATCCAGAAACTGGTAAGCCAGGTGCGGCTCAGGTGATTCGATGTATGGAAGATGCCAGTTATCAGCAATGGGCCAGGCATCATCATCCCACAGAAAAAGATGCTCGCACCCGGCATCCATCAGGGCTGACAGGCTGGCGTTCTTCGAAGCAACAATGCCCAGTGATGTTTCATGGCGAAGCAGCTGCACGCCTCCGGGAACTACCGCTGCAGGTTTTGAACCGTCATCAATAACCACCACCAGCGCACCGGATGGAAGGTGCTTCTGGTGCTGATCAATAGCACGCTTTAAAACGTCAGCCCGGTTGTGGGTAGTAATCGCAATGCCAATCCGTGACGCTGAAGCACAGGCAGGCGCGTATGAGACACCATCAATAGTGACCTGCATTGAATAGTCCCGTCATTAAATTATGAGGTTGTGATAACAACATAGGCTTCTCTGGCACCAGCCACTTTTATCCATGCCTTATCAGGTGGGGAGACGCTAAACCATGATGGCATTTCGTGCCCCATCATGTCTGCTGGTGGCTCTTCATCAGCACATACCATTCTTAACTTGGGCCCCCTGAGTAGCTGTATTGTTTTTTCATTTGTGCCGTTGGTTATTTGCAGCCAGGAGTTAGAAACTGTTATTTCTTCGGTCTTAATCATGAATTTGCCCCGTGCCATTATTCATTTTTTAATGGGACGAAAATAATTAAAACGCGCCGCCATCCAGAAGCATACCGGGCGCCGCATTTACGTTTACATCATCAGAATTCGTTATGTAGTCTTCGGTGACGCTTATAACCCAGCGAAAACCTGAATTCTGCTCACCCTGAACGGCTTCAATCACTGCGTTGTTTAGCTGAAGCGCACTCCGGTAAAGATCACTTCTCGACAGATAGGCCAGGCCATCAGATACCTCTGCCACCACCCATACGCCATTCAGGGAAATTAACGACTGGTCTTTAAGGAGAAGTGTCATTCCTTCGGATAGCGTTACACCGTCCACTGACGCCTGAGGTGCAGTGAATACCCCGGGTGCCACCAGCGTTAATGGTATTTCTGACGTTGATGCTGCAATCACCTGCCCCCAGGCAGATTTACCAAATACAGCAGACTGAAGCGACATAAACGCTTCTCGCTCTCTCCTGGAAAGTGGCATATCAGATTTCCTGTAGTTTTTGTGAGGAGTGATCCCATCTAATCGTAATCGAAGACTCTGGCGGAATGCTGATGCCGACAGTAGACATGTTTATGTTCATCCCGTTATCAGCAGAAACAAGAAATACCGGCCCGCCTGAAACGGTGAACCAGTCCGCCTTCACCATTAAGGCATCTTCGGATGTGGCGTGATTGGTAATGGTGAGAACGTCTTTATCGAAATACGAAGAGAGCGTCAGGGCATCATTGATGCCTGTGAGCTCAGCAACTGAAGCGGTCAGATCCCCATCATCATAATCCGCTGCCGGGTCAGTAAAAGATGGAAGCAGAATGACCTTTCCCGGATTGCGGGTGTACGCAATGGTATTTGTCCAGAAATAGTTAACCTGAAACTTACCGTCAGCATCAAAAGAGAAGCGTCCTGACGCCTGGTTGTTGTCCCTTGCATCAGGCCATGCCTGAGACCACAGGATTTTCAGCCAGTCTGCGCGGCTTATTACCCCATCACCAGAATACCCTGCTGACGGAAGCTGAGATGAAGGAACCCTCCCCTCAGCAGAAAGAGAGGCGTACCCGGAAGGCTGCCCCTTTCTGTCCGTTTGCTCTGCGCCGGATATCTTTTGCTCCTGCTCTGGTGTTAGAGACTTCCCGCCACCAAAAGACAGACCTGGAATAATTGACATACCCGAATACCTTTAAAAATGCCGGCACGTAGCCGGCATGTGGCCTATCAGAATGTTCCGCCGTCGTTATTGGCAGTATTCACTTCGAAATCCCATATGCCAGCATTCGTGCTGTTATCCGCCAGGGTGACGCGACGACTGGAGCCAACAGCAACAGTGGCAAGCTGAGTTCCGCCGTAGTCTTTGATTTTCAAAACAGCATCTGAATTATTCAGGAACTGGAATTCAGTAAGCGGATTAAGCTCACTTGCATCTGGAAGGGTAACAGTTGACTGCTGCCCTGCCACGTTCTGGTTGATGAAAATCTGCACCCGGTCTGACGTGCGCGTAAGGGAGACGTTCAGTGTTTGTGGGGCGGGCGGGTTATGGGTTGTGCTTTGCAGGCGAATGCCTTTCGACTGGACCTCACCATCCGTATTGGCAAGCGCCAGGCTGATGACATCCCAGTTACCGGCGCCATTTGCAGAGGTCCCCTTCAGGACAAAAGTGGTCACCGTGTTTTTGTAAGCAATCCACCAGACGTTTGCATTGATATTGCCTGGAGCCTGATTGTCAAAGGCATGCACTTCAATTTCAGATGCCCCCGTGTTCACCAGGGTATAGGACTGGCCTATTTTGATTGTGTTACTGTCAGGGAGAATGCCAAACCCAATATCAGTTACCTGGCTTTCCAGGAAAATGAAAGACGGTGACGAGTTGTCAAGAAGCAGGCCGTAGCCTTCCGGATCGTTTCTGATGGCTATTGTCGGAATAAAGCCTGTCGCCTGCAACGATCCACCCTGATTCCTCATCGCAAAGGTATCAGCGGTCGATTCGCTGGTGGCGGTTTTTCCTGATGAACCGATGGTTTTGCCATCATTGGTGGTGAAGACAGGAACGCTTTGCGGAAGAGTCGTGCCACCAGCATATCGCACTGCGCCGTCAATGTTTGCCTGAACAATGTCAAAGCTGCTGCCGGCTGATGCCTGGTTTCCCGCTGACGTTGTCGCCTTACACAAAATCAGGTCACCGCTTTCAACGGCAACACCTGAAGGACCGCCAATTTTCCCGGCTACACTTACAGCATAAACAAATCCAGCCTCTGATGCCGGATAGTTCGGGTTGGAAGAGCAGTCAATTACGCCCTTATACAGCATTGGGGATGTCAGAGGAGTATAGGGCTCTGTTACAAGCTGCCATTCCGCTGCGCCAGTTCCGGTATCAAGCGCCGACCAGAGTTTCCCGTTATTGGCGTTGTAGTACATCGAGCCGGGGACAAAGCCATATCTGATATCAGTATTCTGGTCAGGGTCAGCGTACTCAGCAGTTACCAAAAGTGCCTGCTCAAAAGTACCATTTACGGCCACAAGCGCTTTGCGGATCCCGGTGCCGTTATTTGCGTTTGCAATCAGGTTGGTGAGGAGCGGAGTTTTCGCCTGAAACTCTTTTGGCGCGTTGTTCTGGTCGCCAACAAAAAGACGCGTGTTGCCCGACACGTCCGAAACGGCTATGACACCAAACTCAAGAGAGCCAGGGGTTGGCGTCACGATACTGCGCTTTTGCTTCATTACTGAATTACCATTGGACATTTTCTGCTCCACTTTGCACTTATTTTTTCTGGTTGACCATTCGACCTATAAGGCCGCACACGGCGACTATGGCCGTAACTGTTCCCATCATCTCGGGTGGTATCGCATCCTTCAGGTCGCCAGGCAGATTTACCCAGACAGACGGAATGGCCCCGGCGGTAATCAGTGCATGCACGCTAAACCAGCGCCACGCCCTTCTCCAGTCTTCTACAAATTTCATCTATCAGCACTCCTGACAAAATTTAGGCACAAAAAAACCCGCAAATGCGGGGGTGTGTTAAGAGAGGTGATTAACCGCGCCAGCGTGCTTTTTCATGCCGGACGTCAATATGCGTCCACCTGCTATAGCGACCTACGCCATATCTTTCCGGGAATTGCAGCTCAAGATAATCAGCCACACGGTCACTGCTGATGCCAGCCACAACAATATCAGCAGCAATACCCTGAACATGCTGAGACTTTGGCGCGCCACCAACGCTCGCGTTATGCTTCTCGCACCGGCAACCACTGGTGATTTTCACCGGCGAGCCAAAGTGCAAACGCACCCCCTCCAGCACAACAATCAATTCAGAAGAAATGTCGTCAAAACCACAACCACAGCGGCAGGCAAACTCACTGCGACTGAAGTTTTTGCTCAGGTCTCCCATTACTTTCTCCCGTTCAGTTTATCCATCTCATTGAGGGCTGCCTTTCGCAGCCTGCGGACACCAACAAAACCAATCCCGCCACCAATGGCAGGAGCAATATCATCAGGAAGGCCGAAAAAACTCAGGGCGCTGGTCATGGAAAGCGTAAGCAGCCCACACAAAATGCCCTCAGCCCATTCACCGTCGCGCCCAAATCTACCGTCGTGGATAATTCTCGCATACGCAATTAACGCAGCCAGTAAAGCCCCTGATATTTGCGGCCATGCTGACTTGAGGTGTCGGAAAAGCTCATGCCAAAACTCCGGGGTTTTTTCATCGCTCATTTAATCACCCGGCAGATTTTAGCTCCTGTATCTCCTCCACCGAGAGAATCAACAAAATCACGATCGTTGGCGCAAAGCACCCTGAGCGCGCCTATCTGGGCACCCCACTCGTCTGATTTCCATCTTTCTATCAGTGCAATGACATCATCATCGTTCTTCGCCCCAATAAGACCGTAGCTGATAACCTCTCGTGGGTATGCATAAGCAGCATCATCAATCCTGCTTTTTGTTTCAGAGGTGATCCAGAAAAGAAATAACGCTACAAGAATCCACGGGGAAGTACCTGCCAGGATGCCAATGACAACATTCCTGAAGCCACTCATGCTGACCTCCTTAAATAATGGCGCACTATCGCACCAATAAAAAAGCCCCGGCGAATGCCAGGGCTAGGAATTTGGTTAATGTAAAAAGCTTCTCATCGCTGTCGTCCGGCACAGCTCTGCCAAGCATACACATATTTATCCAGTTCATTGCTAATTGCAATAGCTTTTTAAAAAGCCACCCGCGCGGGGCGCTGATTTAATGCACTATCTATTGCGTGCATCAGCGCAGGAACGTTCATGCTAGCCAGGCTCTCCGCAGGCTCCACCAGCCAGCCAGTCATGCGCATCATGTGAATAAAGTCCTGAATTGTCGCAACGTGCTCTCCCGGCTGGATAACACGCATCTCAGTGATGCAGCCGCCAACTACTGATGTCAGGTACTGGAAATTAGAATCCAGTGGAAACGCTGGTATTACCGGCGCGCTGAAGTCCGGGCGGCTCAGTTCGCTCTCCATCGCATTGAATTTTGCGATATAGGCCTCTTTAAGTCTGGCTGCTTTCTTTCCGGTGAAGCCCATAACCAAAAACATGAAGCCGTCTTTGGTGATTTCGAAGTAACGGATCTCGCGTTCAGCCACGCCAATCAGTTGGTTTTCTACGTGGGCTGAAAAGTTAGCCGACGTGAATTCTGGTGAGCACTCGAGGGTGTCAATTTTTTGAAGTACGTTTTTATGCTGCTTATCGAAGTAATCGGCGACTGCCTGAGAGGTGGTGACCAGGCGGCCATTACTGAAATAAACTTTCGGGGATTCTTCGGAGGTAGCGATCGTAGTGTTCATGGGATATTCCTTGTGATTTGGATTATCACCACCACTGAGACCAATCAGGGGTGGTGAGCTGACGGAGTTGGTCTACCGGTCACAAAGGAAACCCGGCGCGGATCGCTCCGCCACCACCAGCCCACCATAATGCGAATGTGGCCGTGCTCGCGACAATAAAAAAGACGCTGGCGCGTCTGTTGTCGCCTTTGTGTTATCCGGGAGACCAATCCCGACGCTAGATTTTGCTGGCGTGCGTGAAATATAGCCCCGGATGCTGATTATTGTCAATCAACACGAATAAAAGCCTCCTGCATAGGAAGGTAAATCATCGACTCAGCCATAGATAGCCAGACGTCAATCCTGTTTCTGCATGTCGCGAGCGACCATTCCGGGTGCCTTTCGTTCAGACGCTGGGCCATCTTCAGCTTACTGGTTCCCGTTCCCAGGTAGCGCTGGCGAAGCATCGAGATCAGCCGCGGGTTATCACTCAGCGTTCGGGTGATCACCCCGTCAATTTTTAACGCCTCTCCGTCAGTGCAAAACGCCAGGTGACTTTTTTGTTTGCCGGCCATCATTTCCTCAAAGAACTTAACCAGCTCACCCTCGGTGATGCCAGCCTTCTTCATCCGGCGGCGGATCTCCATAATCGCAGTCTTCGTTATTTTTTTGGTGGCCAGCAGCTGGTTAAACGAACCACCCACCCCGCCATCACCAATGTATGACCAGCGCCCCCACATCCGGAGCTTTCCCTGAATCCAGATGCTTTCCAGCGTGTTCAGGCGCGCCAGCTCGCCAGCCTTTCCAGTTGCAGCAGGATAAATCATAACTCCTCCTCCGAAATCCCCAGCTCGGCGTTTACCTGCGCAAGCAGATCGGCCTCGGTTCCGTAGTTTCGCTCCCATGTCTGGCGGCCAGCGTGCACAGCTACGCCGTAACCACCCTGACGGTGGTGAATTGCGCAAAGCGGGATAACGTGAAAATTGTCAGCGCGAACGGAAAGACCTGTGCCTTTGCTGCAATGGTGGATTTCAGCCGGGGTATCTCCCAGACCCTCATTGCGGCAGACGACACAGCAAAGCGCAGCGACGCGCGCGAGGTGGAGCTTTTCAGCTTTTGTCTTGCTCATGCAGCACCGCCAGCACAAGCGAAAACACCGCAGCTATGTGCGGTGGAATTATTCAGAAAGGTACTGCTTTTGTGCGTCATCACATTACTCCAGTGATGGCGCGACAGATACGGTGTTCAGCCGTTGTGATTAGTATAAATCAATTGAAGGCTTCGCGGAAGAATCGAATGTTCTCTTCATGCTCCTCTCTGTTAACCCACATTGCTCCTTCTGGAATAGGTATCGCTATAAAACTCTCATCATCCTGATAAATAACCTCACATCTGCCAACATTTCGTATGAATTCTGCCAATTGCTGTGCGTCCATAATAGGCCTTTATTTTGTCCATGGTTATGGCGTGCCTTAAGGCAAACCAATTGATTTAAGACCATGGCCAAGATGTGTATTAATAGATTTTATAGATCAAACTTGTGATATCGATCTGTTTTAACGATCAATTGACAACCTTACAATATTGACACTATTGCTAGCGTGGTTTATGTGATTTAAGTCACTAATAAATAAAGACATTTAACTTACGAACGAAAGCTCATCCGATGAGTCGGCTGTAATATTTGTTACAAAACGCCCCGCCAGCCCGCGCCAGATAACGCTTGATAAATGCACTTATCGCGCATTTTCCGACCTATTTTTGAGTGATTTTTTTGGACTGATTAATTCAGGGAAACAAGCAGGATGGTCTGACGGGGAAATTAAAAACCCGCTGCGGCGGGTTGTATGTCACTTCATACCCATACTTCGGGAATGCCCAATACTTTCATCAGTGAATGAAATAATCACTTTTGACGGTTCAGCACACTGCGGAGATTCTCCATTCCTGAATACAACGAAGCTGGTGCCGTGGATTTCAGCCATCTTCTCAGCTTTGGCTTGCCAATCAGGAATAACCGGAGAGTTGCCATCGGCACCCTGAAGCATGGCGGCGCGGCAGGCTACCCACGCTTCCCATCTTGCTTGTGTTGCCTCATCGGCGTATCCAATACCGTATTTGTGCAGGTTAAATCCATGTTCTGATTCACGCTCAGAATCTTCGAATCGAAGGCGTAATGTATCTAAATCAGTTAGCATCACCTTTCTCCTTTGGCTGCTCGGTCTATGCGCTCAATTTCAGCCAGAATAAGTGCGCCTGCTTTCACAAGGTCACGACGCGGCCCAGATTGCTTCCACCATTCAGGATCCCAAGGCCAATGCGCAGGCGTTGATAAGCCTTGATTGTGTGCGTGAATCGCGTAACAAGCTGCTGCATCTGCCAGCTCATTATTTTGATAGGCGTCGTCATGCTCAGAAGTCCAGCCCTCAACAGACCTCTGCCGCTGACGTTCTGATATCACATCCAGAATTGCAGGACTAAACGCCAGTACCTCCAGCTCAGCAATCCTCTGGTCTTTGGCCTCCAGCTCATCCAGCAGCGCCAGCACGGTGGCGGGGTTGGCTGCGGCTATAAACTCTGCATCGCCCCCAGTCTTTCCGTTAGCCAGCAACCTGTGAAAATCTTCCGTTATAACTGCAACAGGATGACTTTGATTTGATGTTATGGTCTTACCGTTGCTAGCGATGCCCCATGGACCAGGCGTAGCCTTCTCCGCCGCTTCGCGTAACGCGCGTTTGTCGATGTTGCTCATTGGGCGGCCTCCTGCTTAATTGCTTCGATGCCATTCGCTGTAATTGAGTATCCGCAAACAGTGTTGGTTATCAGCCCTTTTCGCAGTAAAGCGTTGAGAGTTTGTCGCCAGATTGCGTATGGCTTTTCACCTTTGAAAACGCATGACAAGACCTCAATTTGCTTGGATGTTAATTTGCTCATGACTGCACTCCTTTGCGAAGCTCTTCCATGGCCGCAGACAGCTTGTGTGTAAAACGCTTCATGTCAAAGTCAATCGTGGTCTGGTAGTCACGGAAGATACCGAGCCGACCGTGACGAACCAGTCGCCCTTTAACCGTGGCCATGCGCATGTATTTTTCCGCCGTGGTTCGGTGTAACCCGTACATGGCAGCAACATCTTTTGTTGTGATGCGGCCATGTTTTTTCGCCAGCTCGATAATCTCGCTGACAATCATGTCGCGCTCTTCGTTGGTTTTTGGTCTTGGCATTTGCCCTCCACCAGCTTTTTCCATTTTTCGATTAAATCCGCACGGGCTGTATCATCGCCGCCCGGCGGGAAAGAAAACCCTGCACTACGCCCGACACAGCCATTAGAACAACGTATCTGAGCAGAGCCCCAGTTCATGCCGCGGTGGCGCAAAGTGATTGATGGCTGCATACCGCAGTCAGGGCAGCCAGGTAATTTATGCATCGCGCAGACCTGCCAGCAGCTTTTTGTGCCGGCGCAGCTCCCGGACGGTAACCTGCAGCTTTTCCAGATTGGCCAGCTTCGTTCTGGTGCGGCGAATCTCCTGGGAGATAAAACGGGATGACGGAATAACCATGTCGTCGGCGCGCGCGGTGAATGCCGGAATGTCCTGCACGATTTCGGCGGTGGTTCTGGCTGCCATCTCCTTCGCAATGTCTACTGGCACCGGCGGCGCAGCGGTCTCAGGAACGCTATCGACCGGCGCGGCGGGTACCGAATAGACAAACTTGTTCGCCACCTTTTCCCGGCTCACCTCCCCTTTCGTGACCAGGTTGGTCAGCATCGTAGCAACGCCCTTCGCTGTGGCGCCGGTTATTTTTGCCAGCTGGTCGGCCTGCAGTGGGCCTTTCTCCATCAGCACACCTTTCAGGTCAAACGGGGTGATGCGTACCGGCGGTACAGCTTTCGGCCGAACGTCGCCCGCTTTGGTCGCCCACCAGTAGCCGTTTGACTGCACAACCTCAAATCGGCCTTCATGCTCGTGTAGCATCTCCAGTGCGTCTTTGGGTTCGATCTGCAGCCTTGCGGCAATTTCCCGCGAGGTGGCCTTTTTCATCGCTTTCAGTGCGTCAAGAATATTTTCCATGTTGTTCTCCAGTTAGCTCAGACCCTGAAGCCAGCACGCGCGGCGGCATCAGCATCGTTTTTGTAATATTCGTCGTCGAATGACTCGCGCATCACGCCACCAGCTGGCGCCAGTTTCAGAACTAGCTCATCCCATTTTTCACGAAGTTTTGAGGGGCTCAGCACGTTTCGACACCAGAACGGATCAGCCTGCACGCGGCGGAACATCTCGCAAATCTGCCGGTGAGTGCGGCCGTCGATGGTGCGCATCAGTCGGACATCGTTGGACCACGCGTTCCAGTTTGGCTCTTTCGGGCGCGTTACTTCGCCGTCTGTCTCAGCAGCTTTTTCGTACAGCGTGCGGATCCGGTTAAAAATCCACTCTGCGCACTGCAGGTCTTCAGGTGATCCCTGTCTGGTTTTTGTTGCGGGTTTTTCCGCAGGTGATTTTTTATCGTCACCAGAAGGGCTTTCATCGTCCGGAGACGAAGTTTCCGGACAAGAAGAGATCTGTATGTATTTATCTGTTTTAAGATCTGTATAGAGAATAGATTCGGCTTGAGAGCCGTTTCCATGATTCGGCTCTTGGGCCGTTTCCATTCGGCTTAAGAGCCGTTTGGATTCGGCTTGATAGCCGTTTCCATTCGGCTTAAGAGCCGAATCCACTGATGACGGGAATATACTGGCAATTAAAGCCTCTTCATTGATGCGATAATGCATCTTCGGAGTGCCATTTACCTTGCGTTTATCCTCCTCAATGACACCAGGCAAATACTGAGTAATAATCTTGCTCATCGCCTTACGGATCACATCCTCGCTGGATGCACGAACCTCCGACGCAAGCACAGCATGCTCTTTGTAAAACCAGCCGTTCTCCAGGTGAGATTTTCCCGACCAGAAAACAAGCTGGTTCAGTATTGCGGCCAGCAAATGCTGCTGGCGGTCGCCTGCAAATAAATCCAGGTATGGGCACGGTATGGTGATCGTGTTGCCCTGCCCGGACATCGACTGGACAATTTCAAAAATTCTACTCACACAAAACTCCGCGTTAACTGCTGGCGTGCGCTCTGTCATGGCTGCACCTTCCTGAACTTCAAATCGAACTCTCTGCGGCCAACACTGCTGACGCCGCGGTACCCCTCGCGGGAATATTCAACAGCCAGCTGCGACACCCGGAGAACCTTCACCATGCGCCCGCGTTCGTCGCGGTAATGATCGCCAGGATGGATATGCACCTGCTTAGCCACGTCAACCTGCCGCGCGTTCTGACACGCGTTTTTCAGGCGGTTAAGTAACGCCTCAGCTGAAATATCCTGGTTTTTACGCATGGGTATCTCCGGTTTAGTGGTAAACCTGCGCCGGCTGCGCGCCGCGCGCTTCGTCGTAAATGGCGTTGATCGCATCGTCGTGAGCATCAATCGCCACGCGTAACGCTTCCTGAGCCGCCAGCAAAGCACGACGCTCAATCGTGTCGTAAATGCTCAGCCGCGCGCGGATGTCGCCGGGCAGCGCCCTCAGGATCGCCGGCAGCAGCTCTTTAATTTTTTTGCGCTGCGCTGGCGTCTCACACTCCAGCCAGCGGAAAATGCGCTGCTGGTTGTTATGGAGTGCACCCGGCTCATCCGGCGCCTGAAGCAAACTGGAGCAGCCAATGGCGATCGCCTCCTCGGCAATACGCATGCCCACGTACTCTTTTCCGTGCACCGCGGCCATGGCACGCAGCGCTTCCTGCAGGTGAATATTTTTGATTTCCATTAATCAGACTTTCCTTTGGTTGGCGGTGTAGCATTGGCCATGATTGCGCTATGCAACTCAGGCGGAACTGCGTCAGTTGGGTAAACAAAAACGTCCGGACGCAACTGATACGGCGTATATGCGTAGTCACACAGGCGGCAAAGGGTTGCCACGTGCTCAGGCGGAACGCATCCGCGCTTTATCCAGTTGGACACGCCCTGGGCTGTTTTAAGTTTGAAAATCCGTGACAGCTTTGACTTATTACCAACCGCATCAGCAGCAGCCGTTACGGCTTCTTCGGTAATGATTTGGTTCTTCATTGGAATGCAACTCCTACTTGTTGTTGGGTGCATAATACTACACAAAGTAGACTTTGCAACTACAAAAAATAGAAATGACTAAACATCCCGGCGGGCTTAGACTTCTTCATATGGTAGAAAAAACACATAAACACCAAGATTTTGCCGATCGGCTAAACGCAGAAATGCAACGTAAAGGGGTTTCGATTCGCGACCTCAGCGAGGCATGCGGCGTGACTTATGAGATGGCCCGGCGTTACACGCTAGGCACAGCAAAGCCCAGGGATGAGAAGATGGATAACATTGCCACATGGCTGGGAGTTACGGCTGCGTGGCTTGACTATGGTAGCGATACAAAAACCGAAACCAGCGCCAGTCCAAAAACAGAAAAAAAACTCATACCCTCACCATCGGAAGTTGCAGAAGAAGTTCTGCATCCAAAGGATTTTCAGGATCTGAGTGAGGATGAAATGAGGTTGCTTAGGCTGTTTAGGGTTCTCCCATATCATGCAGCCAGGAACCTACTCGGAGCCTTTGAGGTCAGATACAAGCAGCTTTACGATTTTTATGTGACATACAGCCAGTCAAAAGAAAAATAACCGCACCAAAACAAACACAACCAGCTGAGAATGCTGGTTTTTTTTCGCCCAAAACAACTACATAAAGTAGAGCATTCAAAAAATATTCTACTTTTAGTGTTGACTAAAACTACATTTGGTTGCATTCTTCACTCCATCAAGCACACAGGTGCGACAGATAAACAGTTCCGCTGGTCCGGCGATACAGGGCAAAAACAAAAAAGCGCCCCGCAGGACGCTTCGCTCTTTAAAAATCTGGATATCCCTAACCCTGAGGTCGTGGACTTGGCTGGACAGGTGGTCGTGGTTGTGTTGGCTTATGCCCACCAGCTCTTTCGATCATGATGCAATCCTATACTGGAATATCTCCCCCAAGTCTCGCGAGAAAAGCTTCTTTACGAGTGAGAGCACCGGAATTGTCAATGCGGCCAAGCACTATTGAAGCTCTTTTATACGCCGCTGATTTAAGCGATCCCCATGGCTCTGAATCTGAATCCTGCAAAAGTTTAAAGCGGGATAACAATTCATCATTCGTGAGTTCTGGCTCATCCGTGATTAATGCCAGGTATTTTTTTGCATGCTCAGCGGCAATACCTGACGCCCGGGAGAATTGAAAAACAACCTGGCATATCGACAATGCGGCAATCAAGGCGCCAACAATAAAATAGCCAGTCACGGAAACAAAAACACTGCACCCAGACAAAATAATTATGAAGGTAATTATTCGGTCAATCCGCCCTGTGAGGGTGGCAAACATCTTTTCCAGATAGTGCGAATAATGGATATCAAAAATTATATCGTCTCGGTTCATTTGGAGCCTCAGTCTTCGTCGTCGGGTTTCGGTGGCTCAGGTCTCTTAAAAGGAGACATGTGCCGCTCTTCGTAATCTGAATAATTTTTCATAGAAAAACACTCATGAGGTTGTTGGGGATATCCAGATTAACCGAACTCTGGTTGTTGGGGAATAGCCAGATCCGCCGAGCCTTAAGCGGTTAAAAGAAAGGCGAACTAATAGCTTAGGGAAAACACTATGACGGCATACATCAGCATTGCAGTGTTAGAGGTTCCGGCGTTCTGCCCGGTAGTGGAGTGCAGCGAGTGTGATCGGTACGACTGCAAGCACAATCAGCACGCTGACAAGCCAGCAGAACAGGAATAACCAACGGAGGCACTATGGACAAGCTTATTCAAAATACCGCCGCGCAGCTGCGCAACAAACAGGTTATCGCCAGCTACATTGCTGATGAATTCGGTGATGAAAAAATGCTTAAGAAGGTTGGCGAGGAAAAAGCTCAATTCGTTTTTGAGGTATGCAAAAGTGACCCAGTTATTCGCTCTCGTTTTAACTATTTGCTCCAGCAGCATTGATTGCACAGAAGTTGTAAAAGAGGTTTATGACTCTCAGGCTGAATGCAATCAGGCTATTTATGAAGAGCGTTTGTTTAATGGTGCATGCTATCCGGTTGAAAAAATCGTTCGCCAGAACAAAGCAGATTTTGCAGTGAATTAATTTAGAACTTAAATCTTACGCCATTTTTGGCGGGGATTAACACACCCAAACAAAAGGAAAGCGTTATGGAAGAAATTAAAGTTAGCACCACGATTTTGCAAATTAATAAAGAGCTGGCGCTGTTTAAAACAGACGACATTGTTTCAGGTGTTGTGCATGTTCATAGCGGCGGAACCACCACTGTTATTTTTGATGGTGGCTACGTTTTCGGTGAGTTTCACTGTCCGGCATGCGCCGTCAAAAACCTGAATACACTGGTGTGCAATTACATCATTGCGCATCGCAATTGCGGTATTGAATACAGCGATTACAAGCGCCTCCACCTGAATTAATAAAAAGAAAGTGTCAGTAGTTTTTTGCCGGGGTCTGCTTTCCCTTGATGTGCCTGCCCCGGCCTTTTTTAGTGAATTCTGTAGTGCGGTGAATGCGGCTCTGCGCGCGTGGCACAGCCAGAAATTAATACCTGTCATTATGGGTTGGGATGATTGTTGCCTTCTGTAATTGCTGGCTGGTTACAGAAACCGGGAGGCACCCGGCACCGCACTACAAAGTTCACTAACGCTGGAAGCAAATATGGAAGAGTTAAATAGTTGTGCTGGATGCTGCCGCAAGGATGATAAATCCAGAATGCATTGCGACCCGATTACAAAAATGGGTGAAACGCGAGCGCGTTATTACTGTGATGCATGTTGGGAAAGAAAAACCAAATTCACTGTTTTAAAAACTGCGCAGCGAACTTTCAGAAACAGAACGACTGTCAAGCCGCGTCAATCACGTAGATATTACTGAGGCCATTATGTCTGTTGAATTAAAAGTATTTGGCGGTGCCTATTTCCCAAAGGATAAGGCTCTTAAAAAATCACCTGAATTAAAGCCGTTGGTTACTGCTGTAAAGGCGGGAACAAAAGCCGTTGCTGAGGCTGTTATGTTTGGCAAGCTGGCAGCGGAACATCCTGAGCACATCGAGGATTATTTTAAGGTCAAAATCTGGGAGCACCGCGAAGGTCTGCCGTGCCCGGAGTTTGACGTGTTCACCTCTGATTTTTTTGAAACCGTGGCGGTGTGGAATACAAACGAGCCAGCTGCAAAGCAGCAACCTGACGCTGAAGAAAACTGTCAGGAAGACGAGCGCGCCGAAGTGATGAAGTCGGTGCGCCTGCTCGACCAGCATTCGCGCGCGGCGTGCCTCGCCCTGTTCGGCGCCGTAGAAGATATTACCGCAGCGCAATACGGCCAGGTGGTTGACCTGATTAACGATGATGACGGCTGTTTCCAGCGCGAACTGGCGCAGGCCATTGTGAAAGAGCCGCGCGTTTTGCACCTGAGCACCGAGCGCCAGGAAGAGCTGCTGGCGTGGGTTCGTAAAACCATGCTGGTTTCAACGCAGTGGCCGGACATTAAAAAAGGCATCACGAAATGGTTGGATGCGGCGGAAGAAAAAAAAATATCAACAAAAAATGACAACTCCGATCTGAATAATAAAACCATGCTCAGATACAACATTGCTCTGGGCGTCATTTCGCGCTCAATGGATTTTGACATTGATAGCACTCCGATCGGTATTGAGCAGCGCGCCAACGCAATGCTGTCAGATAAAAATGATACTGAGGTTACGAACTGGTTCCTGCAGCTATCCCGCACCCCTGGTGTTTATGATTTTCACTCATCCTTGATCATCGCAATGATTAAAACATGCGAGGAGGGAGTACATGTTTATCCTGCAGAACTCCGCAAATACATTGACAGTGTTATCTCGGTGGTTGACTGCAAAAATCCGGATCAGCTAATTCACGATATCGCCTGCGGGCGCTCCTCTTCCCCAATTCCTCAAATAATTAGTGATAAAAATTCCAATGATGAAACCAAACCGCCTGTACCGGTCGAAGCTGAACTACCAGCAGTCTGCCCTGCGCGCGCTGCGCAGCTCGACAAAGAGCTCAATGAGGCATTCGCGCAGGGTGCAGATGATAAGCAAAACGATCAGCAACTCGAACGCAACCTCGCAGCTTCCCGTGGCGAGTTTGTCGAGGGCATCAGCGACCCAGCAGATCCAAAATGGGTAGATGGTAGTGTACAGCCAAAAATAGAAAACCTCGGTGGCGGAGTTTTTTCTGTCGATTCGCTGATCGGCGGCGGCACCTCAAATGAAGTCGAAAAACAGGAAGTGCCATCAAAGAGCGCTGAAACGGTAAGCGACGATCAGGACAGCAATAACGGCGAACCAGAGAAAATGCCTGTGTCAGCACCTACTGCGCCATCATATCGACAACAGCTGACCATCGCTGCACTGCAAGGGTTGTCCTCAAATCCGGCATTTGCCCACAAATTTGACGAGCTGCACCTTATGGCTATCGGGTTGGCAGAAAACGTGATCGATGAGGAAAAAAACTGTGCGGATTGAGTTTTTCGATAAAGGCGCTGTTGGCCACATCGTTATCACCAGCCCTTTCTGGCGCGTCAGGCGTCACTTTCGCGCGGTGGATGCCGCGCTTATCGAATCCCCCTGCATCACCTGGCGCAATGAGGGGTTCTGGGTAAAGCGCACAATCCTGAGCGGCCCAATTGTTCCTATGTTACTGGCGCATAAGGCAGCGTGGAGGGAGGTGAATCGCTGATGAGCAAAGCAAAAGAGGTGATCGCCTGCGGAATGTGGGCGGAATTTCCTGATGTGCTGGTGACCCTTGAGCTGTGCCGGGTGTTTGCCCAGCGGGATAAGCGCAGCGTGCCGGCATCATTGCGGGGCTGCGCCAGGGTGCTGGCGGATAGAGTGGAAAACGACAGGCTGCGCGCCACGCTGCAGACGATGAGCAAAAGCCCGTTCCCGGAGACGCAAATCAGCCAGATCAGAGATTGCATCCGCAGGATGGAGGCGGCGCTGGTAAGGAAGCTCCCGAATGCGGCTGATAAACAGAAGTAAAGCCGATCCTGATGAAGCAGCTGCATGCGAAGCGGCATTAAGGGAACACGCTGAGCGTTTTGGTGATTACGGAAAGCAGTACACCCAGACGCTTTACACGATAAAAGTTGGCGGTAAAAAAATTACCGTTGAGGTGATAACCCGGCGAAAAAGTTACGTCGCCCGGGCGATGAATGGAGCCAGGCGGCTTTACCGGCTGCCGGGTATCAGGGGGTGATATGGAAGATTTGTTAATACCGCTGATCGTGATGGTCATTGTCGTGGTCGCCTTTGCTGTAGCTGCGGGCGCTGTATGCGTAATGGATCATCTGATTGATGACTGATTTTTGTTAATCAACATGCGCCGGCTGCATTTCGTATTATGCAGCTGGTTATTGAGGTGAGTGTGAAACTAATGTCTCTCGAAAGCTGGGCACAGGCGCGATACGAGGATCCGCCTCCGATTGGAACACTGAGAAAATGGGCGCGTAACGGGAATATTTACCCGGCGCCGGAAAAGGAAGGCACGCAGTACAGAGTCAGGCCGGATGCCGTCTATATCAGGCCAAACAAATGCTGTAAAACCCTGAACACCAACCAGGGAAGATTCCCGTTAAAGGGGCGGTTGATAGAGAGGATTAGAGATGGCGAGGCCGGAAAAATATGATGCAAATCTGCCAAAAAATCTGACATACCGTAAGGCCAGGAAAACTTATGCCTGGCGCAATCCTCTCGACGGAAAAGAGATCCCACTTGGAAAAATATCGCGCAGGGAAGCGATCTCCCAGGCAATTGAAGCCAACCATTACATCGAAAAAAATTACACTCCGATTGCGCTACTCGAGCAACTGAAAGGCACCAACGAATACACCATGGCTAACTGGCTGGATCGGTATGAAGTTATCCTTCAGCGCCGAAAGCTGGCGGCCAATACCTACAAAGTGCGCGCCGGGCAGCTGGCGACGATCGGCGAGCACTTCGGCCAGCGGGTGCTGGCGAACATCACCACCCGTGACGTAGCCGAGTTCCTGGAGCGCTGGACGGCGTGCGGCAAAACGACAATGGCGGGCACCATGCGCTCAGTGCTATCTGACGTTTTCCGTGAGGCTGTTGTGGAAGGTAGGGTTGATGCGAACCCAGTAACGCCGACCCGCGCGCCGAAAATCGAAGTGCTGCGGGAGCGCCTGGAGTACGAAACGTTTATGGCGGTGCGCGCCGGTGCCGAACGTATGCCCTCATGGTTTGGTCTGGCGATGGATCTGGCGCTCGTCACCGGCCAGCGCCGCGAGGACGTTGCCCGCATGCGCTTCAGCGATATCAAAGATGATCGGCTTTACATCGAGCAGCAAAAAACAGGTGCATGCTTGGCCATCCCCCTCTCGCTGACATTAAAGGCATCCGGCCTTCGTCTGTCTACGGTGATCGACCGCTGCCGCCTGGTTAGCCGGTGTGATTTTTTGATAAGTCCGGGGATCCGAAAAAACAGCGAAGACGGCAGTATAAATCTTGATAGCCTGACGAAAGGTTTTGTGAAGGCGAGAAATTTTTCGGGGCTGAAGTTTACGGAAAACCCACCATCGTTTCATGAGATCCGAAGCCTGGCCGGGAGGATGTACGAGAAGGAGTATGGAAAGGAATTTGCGCAGAAGCTGTTCGGGCACAAGTCAGAAAAAATGACAGAGAAGTACCTGGACAGCAGAAAAAAAGAATACGTGATGATTTAAAAAAAACGCGTGTAAATGAATTGTGAATGTTAAAAATGGTGTGGTATAACGAGAAATGCCGAATATTGAAGTTCGGACAATTTTAGGACATTTTCGGACATGACGCCGTAAGTGACTGAAATAGAACGCAGATAAAAAGAGACCGAATACGATTCCTGTATTCGGTCCAGGGAAATGGCTCTTGGGAGAGAGCCGTGCGCTAAAAGTTGGCATTAATGCAGGCTAAGTCGCCTTGCCTTTTAAGAATAGATGACGACGCCAGGTTTTCCAGTCCACAGCAAAAGCGGTCGGAAAAAAAGCGCCAGAGCATCATTAAAAGTGAAAAACCGCAGTGCTTTCGCAAGCATCTGCGGTTTTTTATTGGAAACCCGAACGTTAGCAGAGCTTGTCGGCGCGCTCGATAAACGGTGCCAGACTCTTTTTTTGTCCCGGATGCGCCGGGTCATCGATCTGAATAATGCTAATCGGCTGGCCGCTGCTCTTGCCGCTGGCTACCTGCTGCTCTGCGGTATCATTCAGCGGGTATTGCACCAGCGTGCTCGGGTTGATGGCATACAGCGCATGGCCCGGACGGCAGGTCAGCATCACCTCTTCGCGATTGAACGCCCATTTGTCCTTACCCACTTCAAAACGACTCACGGTGATGACCTGCGGTGCGGCAAGCGCGCTCCCCGTACAGGCCAGCAATAAGAGAGAAAGTACTGTCTTTTTCAT